TCAATTCCTTTCATTATTTCAAGTAGTGCACCTTGCAGTTTCTGCTTGGTGCGTAGGCGGGTGTAAATGCGTCTTTCAATATCTGATGCAGCAATGTGAGCAATCACTGTTGTTCTAGTCTGCCCAGGTCGTCGCACTCGTGCGCAAGCCTGTTCGTATATATCATTGCTGTGGATAGGAGCAAACCAAATGATGTTGGTTGCCGCTGTAAGTGTTAGTCCATGAGACATAGTCGCAGGGTTTGCCACCAGTACTCTAAGGTCTGTACCGTTTTGAAACTCACCAAATATTTGATCTCGTTCGGCCTTGCTTGTACCACCATGAACTGCCGCCACTGTCCACTCAGTTGACAACTCTTGCATCAGATGTTCTAGAACTCCAGTTAACGGAACAAACACGATGACCTTGCCTTCTGAGCCTTCGATCAACTCTTTAAGTACATCAATGCGTGGCTTGTTTGGAATGTAGATGTGCTCGCCGTCTTTACCATAGGCAACTCCACAAGCAATTTGAACAAGCTTGTTGGCCTTAACCGCCTCGTTGACAGCAAGGACCTCACCGCCTTCGTATTCAGTTATCAGTTTCTCAAGCATGCCTTTGTATGCAGACTTCTGCTCATCGGTCATCTCAGCATCACGGTTGATAAATGTCTGCTCGGGCAAATCGATACAGTCATCCAAGGCAAACCGAACTGCGGGTTGCATGATCTTCTTAACAGTATCTACTGCATCAACACGTGGTATCCACTTGAACTGTGTGATCTGCTTCATGACTGAGTCGCGGAACTGACCAAAGTATTTGGGTACGTCAGGGTTGGTTGGACATACGATTCGGCATTGTGCCCATGCGTCTGTAGGTTCGTGTGGTGTGGGTGCACCAGTCAAAGCCCATATACGTCTGTGCGTCTGCTTATTACATATGCTGTTTAGAATCTTCCATCGCTCTGTACTGGCATTTCGGAACATCGCAATCTCATCGACAATAATCAAGTTAATGTCGGGGCGCTTGGCTAACTCGTCTTGAATCGTTCTAATACCATCGGTATTGATAATGTAAATATCAGAGGGTTGAGCCAATAACTTCTTGCGTCTTTCTCGTGAGCCATACACAACTGTGGCATCTAAGTGTGGGAACGTCTTGAATATCTCGTCCGCCCAAGTGCGCTCCATTGTAGATAGTGGACAGATAACCAATGCACGTGTGATGAGCTTAGCATCACGCATGTAGTCAAATGCCCATAGTGACGTAACTGTTTTACCCAAGCCCATGCTGTTCAAACAGAACGCACGTTCATTCATGGATAGAAAGTTCGCAGTCTCGATCTGTGCCGCAAAAGGTTTGAAACGACCAGGCCACTTATAGTAATAAGTCATCGGGTCAGGCGGGTTAAAGCCTAAGTTTCTCAGCACCTTAACTTCATCAGGTCTGTGTGGAACAGCCACTAGTGTCTGCCCATTGTGCGTTACCAACTTTGCGGTTGGTATCGGTATTGTCACTCTCGTTGGATGTTTTAACTTGAGGATCAACGCCCTCTTATCTTGTCTGACTAGCATCTATTTTCCGTATGCGCTTCCATTGCTTCCTCTCCAGCCACGGTTCTTTTCTTTATCTACGACACGAAGGTTTGACTTATCGTTTGTGCCCTTGCTATCAAGCATCTTCTTGTGGTCAACATCTTTGCCGTCGCCCTTTTTAACTTTGCCATCACGTGCCATTTCTGCTCGTGCTTTGTTACGCATCTCGCGTTTGTCTACTTGCTCGGGACGTGCGTTGTACGCCTTGTCATAAGCCGCTTTAGTTGGTCCGCCTTTGTTCATCTTTCACCTCCAAAAAATCAATAAGTTGTTGAACATCATCGACCACGATAGACCATCCACCGTGGGCAAAGATAGCTTCTAATGTACGATCTTGGTTTGCAGTTGTACATCCCCTTTTCCCTGGAGCCTTGGTCTCTACACCAATAAACTGTCCACGATCGCAACAGATAAAGTCAGGGATGCCGACTACACCCATACCGTTTTGCATGGGCATAAAGAACCAAATGTTGCGCTTCTTTAGTTCTTTCTTAACGGCCTCTTTAACTTTACCTTCAGGAGTCATCGCTTATCCTTGTAGAACTCACACGTTTTAACTGGACACCATCCCTTACATAACCCTGAGGGTCTTGCAGGCCAAGCGTCACGCTCGTAAGCTGATTCCAACTTACGCACCTTCGGAATGAATGTTTGCCAAATGATAGGTACTTGGTCACGAGTAAACGTTTCCTTGTCTATCTTCTTGTCACGCATCCACACGAATCCAGTCACCACTGTATTTACTTGTGGGTATATCGCAAAGGTGTATCCCGCATACAGCATCAGTTGATGGGTCAGCTTTCGCTTGCCTGTCTTGTAATCAAGATTAACTGCCTTGTCACCATTGACAATCAGCAAGTCAGCAATACCCCGAGTCCAAGCTTTACCCCATGGAGCAGGTTGGAAGTTCTCATCCAGTGCCATCTCAACTTCGCAAAACTTTTCCCCTGCCATGTTTGCTATCTTGGTAGCCAAGCCTTCCCATTGGGACATGCCCTCTGGTAAAGCCGTGCCATCTTTGATACGATATTCCATAGCTTCATGCACACGACCACCCCATAGAGTCGCTTCAGTGGGAGGCTCTACTATGTCTCGTTTGACACGCACATGGTAAAACTGCCTAGGGCAGGTTTCGAACTTCTCAAGTTGACTGTATGTCCAAGCGGGTATTGTCATAGGGGTTGCGCCCGAGGGGTAAAAACCTCAGGTGATGGTGTGTATGTTAGGGCATCCATAGCGTATGTCAAGGGGTTTTATTTGGCATCTGCATAATTATTTCCAATGTCGCCTTCACACGACACTGGTAAGTTGGCGCACCACTTCGGAGGCACTGACATGGTCTCAGTCATGAACTCTAACGCCCAGCTGCTGGCGCTTTTAGGTACGACACAAACTACCTCGTCATGTACAGTTAAAGCAACTTTGTACCGACAGTCAGCCAGTGGGTTGTCGTTCTTGCGCATCTCCATGTCGATCTTTGCCATCTGATCGAACACAACTATACGGGCCAGTGCTTGAACTACGTTCTCAACTACCTTACCACCGTATATCTTGACAGGACCATAGCGTCCCCTGTACTCACATCCATCACCAGACTTACTCAGTTCAGGATAACGAATCATCGTGCCGTTGGGTAAGTGAATGCCCTCAGGTGAACAGCGTAGTTCAATGCCAACACCGAATGTTGTCTCATAGCCCTGCGCCATTTTGTCCAATGCTTTCTGTGCATCCTTCCACAGTTCGGCAATCATGGCGTACTTGGTTCGGTACGTGGTTACTGTCTGCTTGGATTCGCCTGCATCCATATCAACTGAGATACCGCCTTGACCAATCTTCAAAGTACCTTGGAACTTATCAGCACCCATGCCGTAGCCTAGGCCCAAGATACACGTCTTACCAACAAACCGTTCAACCTTGTCTGCTTTGGTAACAGGTTTGCCATACACGATTGATGCAAACTTAGAATAAATATCTACACTGTTGCGAAAGTCAACTAGCAAGTCTTCTTGACCAGCCAGCCACGCCACGACACGCGCTTCAATTTGTGCTGAGTCCACTGCAACAAGTACATGATTGTCGGGTACTTTGATTGATCGCCTGAGTGCACCGCCTCGTGGCAGGTTCTGTAGGTTCATCTTGTCGCCACCACTAGCACGCCCAGTGTGAGCACCCCAGTAGTTCAAGAGAATTGGTAACGCACCACGCTCAGAGATACCCAAGAACGATTCGGTTCTCGTTTCTTCCAATGTGGATTTGATACCAAGCCTTGCCGCAACTACAGCTTGCACCGCAGTGTTGGGATGTTCAAGCAGTGCTTTGAACTCATAGTCTGTCTTGCTAAACGCATACGCTTCTTTGTTAGTGCGCAGGCTCGTCTTGAGTGGCGGCTCAACGCCTAGCTTCTTCAGCACCTCGGCAAACTGTGGGTTGGACATAAGTGCGTCTCTACCAATAGACAAGTCAATACGTTCCATCAACTTGGCCTTCTTGTCTTGAACGTTGTTCAGGTGAGCAATCAGTACATCTCTGTCCAACTCAAGCACTGGGTCAGTGAACATCCGAATCATCAGGTCCTGTATGTACAGTTCCTTCGGAGGGTTGTCTTTCTTCAGGATATGGAACAAGGTCCAAGTAAGTTCCACATCGTTGTTGCAGTAGTTACCGTAGTTGTCAAGGTCCCCAGGGGTAAAGTCACTGCGTCTTTTACCAAGCGCGTTTACCACCTCATTACCTTTGTGTCCATCTGTAAACTTCTCAGCCAATGCTTTGAGTGAACCACCGACAGTCAAGCCCGTGATAGGTCGTGACATTGACAGTGTATCTAGATAGTACTTGGGTATGATGCCAAACCGCCAAGCAAGTATGGCTCCATCAAATGCCATGTTATGACAGATCAAGTAGTGGTTAGGGATATCCAGTTCTTCCAGTGCCATTGCTATCTCACCATTGGAACCAGTTACCCATTGTGCAGGCGCATCGTCAACCTTGTATGAGAAGCCAATGACTTCAAATTGCGGGTCTCGGATGTACGCCTCGGTCGTCATCTTGGACAGACTAAACTCTTTTGAATAGTAAGTCTCAAAGTCCAGAGTGATGTAACTCATCTTAAGTTCCTGACTGTTGCACGCTTTGTCCAACAGGTTACGCAATGCCACTTTGATGGGCTCATCTGAATGCCACCTTCAGGCGGTTTAGTCTGCCCACATTTGTCGCAAGTCTTAAGTTGATGTATGGGTTGCTTAGCCCCTATATCTAATTGTTGTTTAGCGAATCCGTTCACGTGATCTCCTTCCAGTGTTGTTAGGCTTAGGGCAGTCTTCGGGTACGTCAACGACGACCCAAATTGCCGCTAGGTTGTTTCGGTATTCTGATTTCTCCCATCGATCAATGTACACCCCAAAAACATTCTCCAATGATTTGTTGACCGAGCGATTGTCTATACCAGTAAACTTAGATATATCGCTTGACTTCAAACCATCGGGGTGCTTTTTGAGTAACGCACGAATGATGTTGTGATTACTCTTCACAGTGGTGCGTCCTCTGCGTTCTCAGGATTGAAAGGTAGTTTATCAAGCGGGTCATGCTCGGGCGGTTTAGTTGGAAAAGGCCACGTCATGCTTCAAACACCTTCTTGAGTTCAAGGTATACAGCTTTCGCCATACCAACAGACATTGAGTTAACAAGCTGTTCAGCACTTGGAGAACTTGTCAGTGAAGTCGATGGCATTGGCAGCGCTGCAGTTGCTTGCGCTTTCTTCTCTGCTTGGGCTTTCTTCTTGGCTTGGTACTTAGCACTGTACTCGAGTTGCTTTGCTCGCTTGATTCTGTATTCAGCACGAGCAATATGTGCCTTGGCAAGTGCTTCCTGTCGATTGAACGCAGGGTATGACTCTCCAACTGCTTGATATACAAATTTTCCGTTTGCATTCTTGCTTCGGCTAAGTACACCACGGTCTAGCATCTGTTTGAGCCGAGTAGATATGCCAGTCATGTCGCCACTGTTTACCAGTGAAGCAAGTTCCACGCTAGTTTTGTTCGGGTACGATTTAATCGTGTCCCAAATTAATTTACTGACGTTGGTTTTGTCAGGCGTGATAGGTGATGCAGTTACATCATCATCAAATTGTAAGTTGTCTAGTTTCATAAGTTCGCTTTTTAAATCAGGCATGTAAGTTCTCCTTAGTTGTTACGGTCAATGTGCTCTAATAAACGCTCAAGATAGTGTCGTGCTTTTAATACATCTTTGACACCATCCTTATCCTTGTATCTAGCAATGTACTTAATGACGTTGCCTCGCAAGAATCCTTCAAATTCTTCAGCGGTCATCCATGATTGCATGGCTGTCCACGGTTGAACATCTTTGCTTTGGTAGTGATCACCACCGACTTGTGTTTCACTTGCTAGTGGTTTATTCATATGATTTCCTTTTGGGGTCAAGCTTTAGATGAATCATGAGTTGGACTAAACGAGATTCCATTCTCGCTAGTCGTCTCTCAATATGGGAAAGGCTGTTCAAGTCGTTTGACTTGGTGGAGGCCGCGCCATTTTTCTCCAAGGGCTTTGACCGAAAGAATCCACTGGCGTTGGTAATTGCGTTTAACATGTTTGTTTACTTCATATGATTTAAATGTGTTGATAGCTTTGCGCATGAGTTGGTACTCTGTCATACTTTAGCTCCTGCCATACGTGCACCGACTGCCGCTGCTACGGCATTGTCAGTGTCAATCTGTTTAAGAAATTCTGATGCCTTGCTAATTTTCTCAGCAGTGCGCTCAGACTTGACCAACATGCGTTTCATGTAGGATTCGGGAATGTAGACACGTACATCGGGCCACAACTTAACTGCTTCGTTAAGTGATTTGCAGTTGTTCAAGAAGTCCTTGATTTGCCGTTGGATAGCTTTCCACTTCTTGTTGTTCTCGTAGTATGCAACGTCACGTTGCACAATTTCTGCAATGATTGGATGCTCAGAAGGTACATCAAAGTGCGTTGTATAGCTTGAGGTCTTGGGGGGTGCCGCAGTACCAATAGCAGTCTTGATATGCACCATAGACTTTAGCTCTACTCCATCATGTTGGAACTTAGTGTTGGCACGAAGTTCTTTGTTGTACACTTTCCAATCATCAGGGATTACATTCTTCAAGTGAAAATGGCTACCCCATATCAATTGCTCGAGGTCATTAGGTAGTGTCTGATATGTGATTTCATCAATTGGTTTCTGAATTAGATTTGCGTCTGCCTCCTTCATGCGAGTGATTTTATTTTCTACATCGTTGATCAGTGTTGCGCTAATAGCTACATAAGCCATGGTGTTGCTCCGTTTAGTTAGTAAGTTTAGGTCATTATCCGTGATAATCAATAGGGACTAACCCCAAGATTAATACATTGAATGTCTGACAAGAGACATTCCAGCGGTCAGGGCAGTATCTTTCAAGAGCCGCAGTCGCATCTCAGGGGTGTAGTGCACCCACTGCCCTTCGTAATAGCCGCTAAGATTTGGCACTGCTGTATTGCTTAAGCCTAACTTAACGACCATTTCTGCATCCTTCCCTGTTGGGTTGGAGTAGTCAACATCTTCAGCTTGCACTTGATGGATTACTTTCATCCCTGCCAAGTGAAGCTTGAAGTGGTGATCGAACAAACCCAAGCGAAGCATGACCATGGTTAGCTTGTATAGCACCGCAGTCTTTGCCCTCGCTTGATTGAATTGTTGTTCGGTTATGACCCGATTAAGACTCGAGTTCGAAGTGGACATTTTCACCATAAGGGGCTTCAACGTCACTGCTGATACACCACACGACTGGATAGCTAGGTGCGTCACCGAAGTCTGTATAGCCATCAGTCAAGCACACAAACACATCGGGGTCGATGCCTTCATTGGCACAGTAATCAAAGCCTGCAGGCATATGAGTGCCACCGCCTGAATAGAATGTCAACGCTACTTCGTCGCCGCATTCAAACACTTCGTGCTTAACTACGTCAGTGTCGGTATACAAGACATGAACCTTGGATGGTCTGCATTGCGTAACGATGCGTGATAGGTGACCGTTGTAGTGATCGAGTTCAACCTGAGAGATTGATCCAGACACATCGACTTGCACAACAAGCTCGCCCATCTGTGGCAACTTATCCACGCTAGGCAAGTACACATCAGCAAACCTGCGGTTGGGTCTACGCCACGATTGATTCTGCCTGACCTGCGCTACGCAGTGCTTCTCGAGAATCTCATACCAAGGGGTCTTGGATTCAAGCATACCTGCGACCAAGTCCTGTAACTTAGCGGATAACTTACCGCGCATCTTGGCGGCTTGTGCTGCTTCAGCGATCTCGACTTTGATCTGACCTTGCATCTCACGAATCTCGTCAGGGGTCATCTCACGTCCACCATCCCCATAGATCACATCATCACCAGTGCCATCGTTGGGAGGACCATCACCACCTTCGTTACCATCAGGCAATTCATCGTAGATAGTCTCGACTGTCTTATCCTTAGACCCTTTGATATCCACGCAGTTGGGAATACGCTGACCGATGTTGCTATCGTCTAGCATATCGTTAATCCATGCATCACCTGCATAGTTCCACTTCTTAGGGTTGCGACTACCGAGACGCAGTGCGTGCTGACCCATAACGTGACCGACCTCGTGACATAGACCCCACACCAGTTGCGGTACTTCAAGCTTGTCGATGAAGTCAGGGTTGTAATAGATACGCGCCTTGCCATCGACTGCCAGTGTTGGGATATCACGTGTCTCAACCATGGGGCGTTTAAGTAGGATGCTTGCCCAGAATGGATGGTCAAGTACGATTTGTGCTTTGGCTTTGTCTAATTTAGTTGCCATGTTTAACCTCTTACTTCGTTGAATATAAATACTTCATTGCGATCAACTGCATCACAAATCCGTTTCGCTTTGTCCAAGTCTTCTTGGCTTCTTATTAATGGGGTGATCTCTCGTGCAGTCCTTGCATTGATTAGATTGAAGAAGTGGTAGTCATATTGGTGTTTCTCAAACAGAGTCTCGATCGTACTAGACACCTGTTTATTACGCCAGTTGTTGTAGGATTGATCACCATTCTCCATACGCCATGCGGCAAAGTCACCCATGATGAGTTCATGTATCTGAGTTACTTGTGCGGGGTTTAAGTTCTCACCCTTGGCATCGTGGGTCCCATACTCTCTACGAATCGGCATACCATATTTTTCTGCCAGTCCCTTGGCTAAAGGTACAGCCACCGATGAGTAGCCGCCTCGTGCTACACCATCCATGATCATGCGCTTGACTGAGTTCTTCATCCTAATAGTCCAGCGTGCTGGGTCTAAAGTAGTAGTGATCTCAGCCCCAGGTAACTTACTGAGTCGGGCAACATCCCAGTAGTTCATGCTTTGGTTGTGTATCGTCATTTGTTTTCCTCCGTTTGAATGACTTCGATTCTGTCGTTAGCGTTTCGCTCAACCTTAAATTCTTTGTCAGCGACACCTGCAATGATGCGTGATAGGTGCCATAGAACCTCGTCTTTGGCTTCGTTGCGGATACGTTCCCTGAAATACATAATCACAATTCCAAGGAACGCACCGAATAGTATGAGTTCAAAATCTGAGAAGATCATGCGGCTCCGTATAGTGCACCCATCTGCTGTGCAATGTAGTCAAGCTTCTTGGCGGCTTGTTCACGAACGATTGGTGATTCACGCAATACTTCTTTGTTATCAGCAAACAAAGTCACAGCGTCTCCGATGATGCGGGCCATGTCAGCTACATCAGTATCTCCACCGACATTGAGGCGTTTAGCCATCTCAACACCCTCGATCACATTCTGAATGGCAGAGTCTCTAAAGATTGCACCATCAGTACCGATTGGTTTGTTAAGTTTCTCGACCAAGTGTTTGAGTGGCTCCATCATTTTCTTAATGACTTCGACACGAGCACGAACAGCCACATCATTCATCGATGCTTCAAACGCTTGCTTGTCTTCATCGCTAATGTCGAACAAGAAGTGGCTTGCCTGTGGCAGTGGGGTAAAGCGTAGATCATGTCCAATGCGTGTTTGGAATTCATCCGCAGTTGGATAGTCTGACGCGCAGGGTGCTACATACCTTGAAGGCTTAGCTTTGCCTGTATCGGCCAGTAGTCTCGATTGCACATCAAGCTGTACATATGTGTCATATTGGGGCATGACTAGGTTCATGTACGCATCAACTTCAGCCATGAGTCCACGCATATTCTGTGTGTAATCAAAGTACTGTTCGTTGGGCAGTAGCCTCGGACCTTTGTCAATGTATGGCAGTGTGTGCGTTTTGTGATAGGTGTATATCTCACTAGCCTTGGCAAGCAATCGATTGATTGGATTACTTGGGTCGCGGAATAATTTCTTATTCACTACGAATGCGGTATCGCCCAATTCAGATTGAAGATACTCCTCTGCCATCATGTCACGAGTGGACAGGTTGGCTCTACGTGTGGTCAGCTTGACCAGCATGGCTTTATCCGCCAGTGTTGTTAACTGCATGTTTGCTCTCCTCTTGATTAAATAATGGAAAACCTGATGTGGCTTCACCCACCTCGATTGAACGATTGATATAAACGTCAGTTGGGTCATCCCCAAATCTGTCTATTTCAATGTCCTTCTCCTCCTCACCTACATGAAGACGAGTCCCCGATAAATTGGGATACTCACTCCAATGTGTCCACAGTTTCTCTAGCCAGTTAATGTCTCCATAAGTTGAGTACCATTTCCAGCCTTCGAATTCAAACTTGATATAGCCAACTACATCGTTGTTATGCCTAGCTTTGTAGACTTCAAACAAACTGAAGTCCATATCCAATTCCCCCGCAGGGGATGGATGATTCATTCGTGCGCTCACCATTGCGGCAGTTATGTCTTCGACAGTACCGCGTATCAGCCATATGCCATCGGTTCGATATCCCATTTTTTCCCACCTTGTATCAAAGTAAAACGTTGGCATTTTTTACAGCCCACTGCATGAATGCCTTGGTGTTGCGAATCTCAGGCTTGAGCTTCTGTGCGTCAAAGATACACATCACTTGGAAGTCAGGGGTCAAACGATCGACATACTCAGCGACACGATCGAAGTTGTCTTTGGATACCTTGTGTGCCAATGCACCAGTTAAGGCATACAGTACAGCAGGGTCAGTTGGTACAGCCGCTTTGGATGGGTTCATCAAGATGCTCTCGATGTTGGGCAGGTTCTCGAAGATACGCTTGAAGCCTGTGTACTCAGCCGCCGCACCTTCACCGACACATCCTGCAATGTTTTCATAGTACAAAGCAGAGGGCAGTGTTGTGTCTACCTCATTGGCAAACTCCCAAGTCCGTGGTGTTGGATTGATGTTGCGATTGGGGTCGAAGTCAGACAATAGATTGGGCTTGAATCTGAGGAACTGAATCATCTCGACTGCGATGTTGTTCTCCAATGCCCATGCACACCAGTCGTCTAGGTTCTCGTCATACTGCAACTCTTGCATACGATTGGATAGCTTGGTAGTCATGCGATTGGCACCAGATTTGTCCGCTGTACGATTACCTGATGCAATGATGTGTAGCTTGGGGTGTAGTCCGAGCTCGCCAGCGAACTTATCCAAGATGACACGACACATTGGGTTCTGCATCGGTTGGGGTGCATCGGACAGTTCCTCGACAATCAATGCACAGGGTTGGTCAGTCCCATCGTCACGAATGCGATAGAACTCAGGCATTGGTATCCACTTGGCTACATCGTTGTCAGTACGTGGCACACCCATAATATCTACAGGGTCACGCAATGATGGATTGAACTCCGTGATGCGCTCAGGTGAGATGCCAAGTGACTTGATAATGTCACGACAAAGCGCTGACTTGCCGCCACCAGGTTTGCCAGTGATATAGGGAACAAGTCGGTTACCTTTGGCGAAGTTAGCTAGTACAGATGTTTTGATATCTGAATATTTCATGTTTTGCTTTCAGTTAGTTGTGCCCGAGGGCGTTGATGTACGCACAAGTTCTGCGCTTGTGTTCCAGATAATAGGTAAGGTGAGGCTCACTACGTGAGCTCTAGGTGGCTCACTAAAATTTAGTGAGAGGACCAGTTGGACCAGTTGGTCCTAGTGACTTCGATCGAACCTGCGCTTGACTTGCATCAGCTTCCACTGTGCCTCTAAGACAGCCATGACTTCAAGGTATGCAAGTTGGTTGCGTTGTTCTTCTTGCATTCGCGTTATGGTCGCCAATACAGCAGATCGAGCATCAAAACTGCTATCGCTAGTATTATTGCTACTCGCTCGATTTTCTCCCATGTTGTGTGCATGATTGTCTTTCGTGATAGGTGATGTGATGCGTGCTCTTGCTTTGGCACGCTCGTTTTGCTCATATTGCTCTGCTCGTCTGCTCATGGATACCTCCGATATGACCTCACTATGGAGTCATTGGTGGGCTCATTGATTTCGAGTACGTCTATCTTTACGCCTTTGGCTTCCATTGCGTTCATGAATACAGCCATGTCACAGTCTTCCTCTAGGTATACGATGTTGCCCTTGACATACGAGTAGTGACTGATTTTATCTTGGATGCCAAGTTCTACAAGCTCGTCGTAGTTAACTGCTAACCAGCCGTGGCCTGGATCGGAGTAGAAGTAATAGTCAATTTTGTTGGTTGTGCTCATGTGTTTCCTTAGTGTGTGTCGTGCATCGATTCGACTGGCAAACCATTTGCTCAGCCGTTGTGTTTCCCAGCTTTCCAATTCATCTTGCATTAGCATTGATATCGTCCTCTTGCAGTGGTGGTAGGACAGTTGCTTCTTGCATCATCTTCAATACACCTTGCATTGATTCATATGTTTCAGACCCCATGCAAGGGTTAGCAAACCCATAGGGTTTACCTTTATCGTTGTAATAAACTTCTTGTAGGCAGTACCAATCGTCACCGCCATTCTCTGATTTAACATTTACGATTCGATAATTCCACATTGAATGCCTCCATAGCGTTGCGTAATTCATCCCATGATGGGAAACGTTTGTATGTATCGTAGTACCGCCATTCCTCACAGTTAGCGCATCCTGCTTCATATGAACGGCATCGTTTGCTTTGGCTACTTCGCAAGAACTTGAATCCTTCAATGGATACATACTTGCTCTTGGCTCGTTTGCGTATGTCACGTACTTTCATTCGATTTCCTCGTTTTCTTTTCGTGGCGTTTGAGCACTGCCACCGCGTTATTGCGTACCATGATGTAATCGCGCTTCATTCTGTGAAAGTCAGAGTCCATGAACAAGTCTCCATATATTTGCATGAAGTCATAGCACAGGCGCAGTGCATCTTTGGTATCTCGGTCAAGCGCTTTCATTTGCCTCCCTTGTGGCTTGAGTTAAGGTTGACCAGTAGTGATAAGTCAGTTACCACGATGTAGTTTGATTTGGGCATGGGCACGATGGTGTGCTTACGCTCTTTGGCTATCTTCTCCGCACAGTCCATACAGGTTGGGCGTGATAGGTGTTTGCGATGTGGCTCGACACGAACTGCGTAGCAG